ATAAAGAAAATGACAGTAATAATCAGCATAATAATTAATTTTTTTAAGACAAAACTATTAAGTTTTTTGAAATCAAAATATTTTATATATTTTTTAATTATAGGCATTGTATTTGGATATATAAGTTTTTTGAATTGTACAATAAAATCCAAAGATAAAAAAATAAAATCTTTAGAAAAAGAAATATATACAGCAAAAATAGAAATATCAAATATAACTGCTTTAAAAAATATAAACTTTGAAAAAAGACAAATATACATAGATGAAACTTTTAAAAGCAGCAGTAATTTAATAAATGAAATAGAAAATAAAAATCTTACAAAAAATGAATTAAGAGCTTTGAATACAAGCATAGAAAATTATTATAAAATAGCAAGCAATCAAAAATAATATAAGGCTGTTAATTATGAATAAAATATTTATATTTATTTTAACTTTATTCCTGATGGGCTGCCAATCTACAAAATATATAACCATACCGTTATCTAATCCACCTGCCTTCTATTACCCTAACACAAATATGCTCACACAAAAAGATTTAATAAAAGAATATCAAAACAGCTTGAAAAAAATATCAGAATGGCAGGAATGGTATAAAATAAATACATCTTCAAATTATTTTTATAATAAATAAAAATACCTAAAAATGCTATCTATATTGCAATCTTTTTACACCGTTTTATATTATAAACATACTTCAATAAACTAGATATAAATTTATTTATACCTAGTTAACAAAGTAGTAACCATTAAGTATTGAACAACAATAAAGGAATAAGAACTTGGCAAGCTGGCAAATTTATTTGACAGCTGATAATTAGCCAAGTTCGAGCATAACAACAATGAACAAAATATCTATATCTGGAATAATAGGCTGGGATTTTACTTCAAAAGATTTTAGAAATCTTACTCAAAATATGAATGGAGATTTAGAAATAGAAATTACATCTCCGGGCGGATTTGTATTTTCAGGTATAGAAATACATAATCTAATAAAGGAATACTCAAATAATAAAGGTAAAGTTACTATTAAAATAATAGGCTTATGTGCTTCTATAGCTTCATATATAGCTATGGCAGGGGATAAAATCATAAGTTATGATAATGCTGTATTTATGATTCATAATGTAAGCATTTCTACAAGTGGAGATTACAGAGAACTTAATAAACAAGCAAAAGAAATAGAGGCATTAACAAATATAATAGCAAAATCATATTCTAAAAAATTAAATATAGATATCAATGAAATAAGAAAACTGATGGACAATGAAACATTTTATTATGGCGAGGAAATATTAGGCTTTTCAGATGAAGTTGTCAGTAATGGAGATGGAGAAGTTTCTAATAAGGAAGAAGCATATATATTGGCCAAAAATAGAATATATTCCTGCATAAATAAAATGTCAGAAAGCAACAAGGCTAAAGATGACTTGAAAAAAGCGGTTGCTTTTCTAGCTCTTGCAGTAAATACAGATGATGAAAATAATGATTTAAATAACAGCAGTAATAATATCACAAAAACAGCAGAGTTCATTAATACATCAGAAAATAATAACATAAAAAAAGAGGATAAGAAAATTATGGATTTACAGGAATTAAAAGAACAGCAGCCAGAATTATATAAAACAGTGTTCAATCTTGGAATAGAACATGAAAGGAAAAGAGTTATGGCTCATATAAAATTAGGAAAGGCAAGCAATCTTATAGATAAATCCATTTCCTATATAGAAAACGGAGCCTCTATTAGTGATGATGAAGTTTTAGCAGAGTATCATAGTGCTCAGCTTAGTAAAAATATACTTAATATGCATATAGAGGAAAATCCTGAAAATACTAATATGCTTTCAGAAGAAGATAAAGATAAGGCATTAGAAGAACAATACTTGAAAGAGTTAAACAAATATAATCCTAAAAGATAAGGAGTATATGAATGAGTAATATCAACGAAGAAAAAATATCATACGATGGAGTAATAAGAAATGTATTAAAAAGCGAAACAGCTTTAGTTACTCTTGAAGCTTCAAGCCCTATTAAAAAAGGCACTATATTAATGAGAAACGGCGACAAATACAAACCTTATGAAACAGGTTCAAGTGATCCAGTAGGCATAGCTTTAAATGATGTAGAAGAAACAGAAGCAGGCGATTATCCTGTAGGAGTAATGCTTTCTGGAAGTGCTGATATAAACAGAGTAATTTTAAAAGGTCAAGAAGCAGGAGTTGGAATCACAACAGAAATAAAAGACAAATTAAGAATGTATTCTATATATTTAGAAAGTTACATAGAGATAGGAAAATCATAATTTTTAAATATTATAGATCTATTTATAAAAATTGTGAGCCTCTGGCAAATTTATTTGACAGAGCTATTGCCATAGGCACGCATAGCGAGCAAACAATTTTTATTAGCAGTAATGGAAAGTAATAATTTTTAAATATTATAGAAGTGAATATAAAAAGCGAGCTAAAGCTAACAGTTATAAGCTGAGGCGAGTATAGCAGCAATAGGAGTTTACATGCCAAATATTAGAGAGGCTTTTTTAAAGTCATATAAAGAAAGACAAGTTCTTAATCCTTTTTTAAGTAAATGGTTTAAGACAACACCAAGAGATATAGTAAGTGCTGGGAAAGTAAAAATAGATATAATGAGAAGTTCTTCAAAAGTAGCAACAGTTGTTACTGCTTTATCAGAACATTCTGCAAAACTAATAAGAACAGAATATACAGAAAAAGAGTTCACTCCGCCTAAAGTAGCCATAGGATTTGATATAACAGCAGAAGATATAGATACAAAAGTATTTGGGTTAGATCCTTATGCATCTGCAAATGTTCCATATATAGCAGATTTACAGTCAAGAATAATGGATAAAATGCGTGAAGGCGAATTGGCAATAGCAAGAAATATAGAATATCAGGCTTCTCAAATATTCCAAACTGGAAAATTAACATTGCAAGATGATAAAGGAAACAATGTTTATGAGATAGATTATAAGCCTAAAACAAGCCATATAGTTACAGTATCAACTGCTTGGTCTGATTATACTAATTCAGATCCTGACAAAGATATATCCAATCTTTATAAAGAAATATTAAAAGATGGGAAAACAAGAGCTGTAAATATTATATTCGGCTCTAATGCTTGGGAGAATTATTGCAATAACTCCAAAGTAAAAGACAAATTAAATCTTAGAAATGCTAATGTAGGAATAGTAGATCCTAAATATTTATATGATGATGCTGATTATTTAGGTGAGCTTCTTATAGGTACTAATAGATTTAGATGTTACTGTTATGAAGGATATTATACAAATGCAAGCGGAAAAGATGTTAATTTCCTTGATCCTGATAAAGTTATAATGATACCTGATTCAGAAAGTATTAATTGTGATTTCAGAAAAATATACTGCACATCATCTACTATAACTGGAGTAGATCCTCGCTTAGAAAGTATAATACCTAGTTATATGAATCTTGAAAACAGAGCATACACAATAAGAGCTTGGCTTAATGAACCAGCTGATAGTTTATCTGCTGAAATATCTACAAGACCGCTTTTAATTCCTGTTTCACTAGATAGTTTCGGATGCATAAAAACAACAGTATGATTTTATTGAAGTAAGGAGAGTCAAATGAAATATAGGATATGTAAAGGTAAAGCAATTTCTACTAGGAAAGGTATTATAAATGAGCTTGAAGAAATAGATGAAAGTTTATTAGACGGAAATGCAGAAAAATTGCTGAATGCTAAAATTATAGAGAAAATAGAAGAAGATAAAAAAGATGATAATATAGAAACAATCAATCAGCAAGAAAATAATACTACTTCAGAAGAAGAAAGTAAAGAAAAGAAATACTCTAAAAATATGGGAGCCAAAAAAATTGAATCTGCTAAAGCAAGCTAAAAAAGATTTAAGATTCACATTAGAAGATATTAATAATGGTTTTGGTACAGAGTTCCAATTTAATGACGGTACAAAAATAGAACCTATTATATGCAATGTTTCTGATATAGGATTTTTTTTAGACACTAATACTATGGCTGGAGTATCTTCAAGACAGGTAGAAATTACATGCTGTATAGAAACTTTGAAAAATAAAGGTTTTGCCTATCCTTCTAAAAATTGGATTCTAAGCTATATAAATACTAATAATGAAGAATTTTATTTCTCAATAAAGCAGATAAGACCAGACAGAACTTTAGGTATATATAATTTAGTTCTTGAAATTATGAAAATTGATAAAATACCTATAAAAGAATAAATAAAGCATAATAATTAATATGAATGCAATAATAAATAAACTAATTGATAAGAAAGATACTTTTGAAATTATACGTTTAAAGATAGCTAGTATATTAAAATATGAGCTTGAAAATCAAAAGAAACTAGCCAAAGAACAAGGAAAAGATGATAACAAATACAATATAGATATTTATGTAGAAAGAATAAATCCTTGGCTAATTTATTCCAATGAAATAAACGGCGATGAAAAAGGTGTTTTGCCATTAGTTAATATTACATTTGAAAGCGATAATCTTACACAGTCAGGAAGTATGAATACTATAAGACAAAAATCGCAGGGTACTTTTTATATAGATTGTTATGCTTTTAAAAATAAGAGTTTTGATGAAAATGCAGATGAGGCTTCAAGCAAAGAGGCTGACAGAATATCCACTATAATAAGAAATATATTAATGTATAGCGGATATTTATGTTTAGGTTTAGAAGGTTTAGTAGTAAGACGTTATATCACAAAAAGAGAAAAATTGACTCAAAATAGTGATTCTAATTCTTCAGAAAGCGTAGCAGTTTGCAGATTAACATTAATTGTTGATTATGCTGAATATTCTTTTGAAGAAGATCCTGTAGTATTAGAAAGCATAATAGGTGAATGTTTATTAAATGACACAGGTAAAGTGATATTTAATGCTAATTATATAAGTGAGCCAACAGCTGATACTAATATGTAGGCGAACATAACAATATAATAGAAGTTAAATAATACTTAATACAGATTATATAAGTGAGCCGAAACCATCAGCATAATTTATTATGTTGATACTAATAGGTGTAGGCAAACATAACAATAATAGGAGATATTATATGAGTGTAGATGTTAGTGCTTTATCCAGAGTTTTAGGTATAGATGTAACACCTCGTAATTTTAATGTAGGAAGTGCTGTGTTTTTACCTCAAAGAATAGCAATTATAGGACAGGGAAATTCAAATGCTCAATATACATTAGATAAATATTCAGTAACAACTTTAGGAGATGTAGCAGAAAAATACGGATATGGTTCTCCTATACATCTTGCATGCAGAATGCTTTTTCCTACAAATAATGACGGTATAGGAGGTATTCCAGTAACTATATATCCTCTTACAGACAAAAAAAGTTCAGTAGCTGCTAATGGAGAAATAATAGTAAGAGGAAATGCAACAGAACAAAAATCTGTAAAAATATATATAGGAGGAATAGCTTGTCAATTTTTAGTATCTAAAGGAGATAATGCAGATTCTGTATTAACAAAGATAAAAACTTCTATAGATAGTGTATTAGAAATGCCTGTAACTACTGGAGAAATATCTGATTCTAAACTTCCTATTACTGCTAAATGGAAAGGAGAAAGCGGTAATCAAATAAGTATAGATATAAGCGAAGCAATAGTTAAAGGACTTACTTTTTCAATGACTAAATTTGCTAATGGTGCTTTAAATCCTGATGTAGATACTGCATTAAATAAAATAGGAGAAGTATGGGAAACATTCATATTAAATCTTTTAAATTATGATGATGAAGATACATTATCTAAATATAGAAACTTTGGTGAAGGAAGATGGAATAATTTAATTAGAAAGCCTTGTTTAGTAGCAAATGGCTGTACAGATGATTTCAATACTAGAACAGCTATTACTAATGGAGATGCTCAAATAACAGATAGAATAAACTTTTTAATTACAAGTGTAGGAAGCAGGGAATTGCCTTTCTGCATAGCAGCAAGAGGATTAGCAAAAGATATTGTTAGTACAGCAAATAATAATCCTCCTCAAAATTACAAAGGATATTTAACTCAGCTTGAAGCTGGAAAAGATGAAGAACAGGAAGATTATACAGTAAGAAATAATGCAGTTAAATTAGGAAGTTCTACAAATATTAAAGTAGGAAATACAGCTGTATTAAATGATATAGTTACATTTTATCACCCTGCTAATGATGATATAGGAGTTTATAAATATGTTTGTGATTTAGTGAAAATTATGAACGTATTATTTAACTGTGAATTAATATTTGCAAGTGATGAATGGAAAGGTGCTCCACTATTGCCTGATTCAGCTGTAACAGAAAATCCTACAGCCAAACAGCCTAAGAATGCTAAGGCTGCTTTAATGACATTGGCTGACAGTTTGGAGAAAAATGCAATTATTAGTGATAAAGAGTTCACAAAAGCAAATATAACAGCATCTATAGATAAACAAAATCCTAAAAGAATTAATTGGACATTTCCAGTAAAAATATCTGGCAATGTTGAAATAATAAGCGGAGATATATATGTAGGAGTATATTTAGAAAAATAATAATAGATAGAACAATTTTTATTAGCAACAATAAAAACGAGCCGACCGAGTAGGTACCCTTTGGGTAAGCCAGCAAATAAAATTATTTATTTGCTAATTATAGGCTGAGGCGAGTATAACAATAATAAAAAATAATATTTTTAATATTAAAAAGATAATGATAAAAATTGTGAGCATCTGGCAAGTTTACTTGACAGACTAGTTAAAGCGAACAATTTTTATTAGCAAAAATAGGAGGAAATATGGCAGGAGTTGGTGGACCTATTAAAGGAATATATATTGATGGCAGAAACTTCGGAGTAGATGGAGAAGTTGATGCTCAATTCTTTCCGGGAGGTTTTACTAATGAAGTTAAACCTAATGGAGATGGTACTCAAAGACTTGTAAAATCAATAAAACCTTCTGAATTGAATGATATACCTATAGTTATAGATGACAGCAGAGGCGATGAAGAATTTTTACAAAATGTAATGAACAAACATGAGTTTGTACAAATATCATTTACTACTATAAACGGAGATGTATTCAGCGGTTTAGGACAAATAGTCGGAGATGCTTATACTTCTAAAAAAGAACAAACAAAAACAGTAAGTTTTCAGGGAACATTTGAAAAACAAGGATAATTTATGGAAATAAAAATAGAAAGAAAAACTGCAGAAATAGAGTTTAATGACTTTTGCGAAATGTGGGACATAGATAATGATGTTTCTATAATGAGTGAAGAAGATAAAGAAGGCTTTGAGAAACAAAAAAATACAATTATTAAAGCTATTATGCAGGGAAGACTCACTATCAATAAAGAAGATAGAACTTTAAAGTATATTGTATCAGAGTTTTCAGAGAAATCAGGAGAAGAATTAAAAATAAGACGTTTGAAAGGTGCTGATTATATGTCTATGGATAATTATAAAGAAAAAGAAAATGTCCATAAGATGTATTCTGTAATAGGAAATATGATAGGAAGAGATCCTAAATTTATATCCAATTTAGACGGAGCAGACAGTAAATTATTACAAGCTGTTATGATACTTTTTATACAAGGGTAAGTTCTATAATAGCTAAAAACGGAAGAGAAACAAAAGTATTAGGAGTATCAGGAATATGCTCTATGCTTTTGCAAATATGTTCAGATTATAGTTCATTACCCAATATAGAAAATATGACTATAGAACAGATAAAATTTTTTTATAATCCATTAATAAGCAGTTTGATAGAAACACAAAAAGAAATATCTAAACTAAAAAAATGAAAGGTTTTTTATGGCAAGCAAATATAGTATAGAAGCAGTATTTAAAGCTATAGATCAATTTACAGCCCCTATTAGGAATATGCAAAAATCAAGCAATAAATTATCAGCTTCTATACAAACAGACTTTGCCAAAGCACAAAGAGAAGCATTAAAGTTCAAAGATAATTTTAATAAAAATGTTTCAAAAGCAGTATCAAGTATAGGAAAAATTACAGCTAAAATAGGCATAGCTTCATCAGTAGCAGCAGGTGTAGCAGGTGCTGCTTTTATAAAAATAAGCAAAGATGCCATAGATTTAGCAAGCGATTTAACAGAAGTTCAAAACGTAGTTGATGTTACATTTGGAAAAAATGCTGATAAAATAAATAAATGGTCCAAAACTGCTTTACAGTCTTTCGGACTTTCAGAGCTTCAAGCTAAAAAGTTTACAAGTACATTAGGTGCTATGATGAAAAGCAGCGGACTTGCAGGCGATAAATTAGTTACTATGAGTCAAAATATGTCGGCATTGGCTGGAGATATGGCCAGTTTTTATAATTTAGATATTGAAGATGCTTTTGAGAAAATAAAATCTGGAATAAGCGGAGAAACAGAGCCTTTAAAAGCATTAGGTATAGATATGAGTGTTGGAAATCTTGAAGAAGCATTTGATATTGATTGGAAATCTCTTACATCAGCAGAAAAAACTATGTACAGATATCAATATTTAATGAAGGCCAGTAAAGATGCTCAGGGAGATTTTTTAAGAACTATGGATAATTCTTTGGCAAATCAAAGAAGAGTTATAGGAACTACTATAAGTCAAATACTGGCAAGACTAGGAAGTGTATTTTTACCGGGATTAATAAAAATAAGTTCTTCTATTTTAAAAGCTATACAAAGTATAGATGTAGAAGATATTGCTTCAAAACTAGAAACATTTGTATCTTCAATAGATTTTGACTATATAATAAATAATATTCAAAATACTATATCTGATATTATTAGTTTTATAAAACAGATAGATTTCAATTCAATATTTAATAAGGTAAAGGATATAGTTTCACGTATATTTCATTTTGTAAAACAAATTGATTTTAAAACTATACTTAATTTCATGTTTAATTTAATAAAAACTTCTATTACAATAATTAGTATACTAAAACCTTTTATTCCTATTATACTAGGTATAGTTGCAGCATTTAAAGCATATCAGACTATTATGCTTGCTGCTGCGATTGCTCAAATGGCTTTTAATATAATAATGGCTGCTAATCCAATTAGTATAATAATTATAGCAATAGGTATATTAATAGGATTAATATATATTTTAATAAAGAACTGGGACATTGTTAAAAATGCTGTTATTAATTTTGTAAATACAGCATTCAATTTTTTAGACAATCTTTTTAATAAAATATATGAGTTTATAGATTCAGCTCCTTGGTTTCTGCAGGCTTTTATAATGCCTTTTAAAATCGGTATAGATTTAGTTAGAACTTTGCTTGCTATATGGAAAAATGTTGTTAATGCTTTCAAAGAAAATGGAATAAAAAGTGCTTTAATAGAAATTGGAAAAGGAATCATAGCTTTATTAATAACTCCTTTACAAAATGTATTAGGTTTAATTTCTAAAATACCATTAGTTGGAAATATAACAAGCGGATTATCTGAAAAAATGAATGATATAAAAAGCTCTCTTGTAGCACCTACAACAAAAGAAGAAAGAGCAAATGTAACTAAAACTATAGAAAATACAACTAAAGGAATTGTAGAAATAAGAGATACTACAGGAAAAGCAAAAATGACAAGACCTATTAATACAAAAAATCCTAATATCACTTTTAAGCCTTCAGGAGCTTTTTAAATGTCTTGGGAAGATAGATTATTAGAAGCAAGTTATATATCTCCAAGCGGCATACCTTTTAATTTTCTTTATGAAGATGTTTCTTATGAATTTGATAAGAAAACAACATCTTTTATTTTTCCTGATATAGATGGTGCTTATGTTCAGGATATGGGAGTCGGAGAAAACAGATATCCTCTCAATATAATATTTTGCGGTGAAAACTATGACTTGGAAGCTGACAGATTTGTTAAAGCATTAAAAGAAAAAGGCAGAGGAACATTAATTCACCCTAAATATGGTATAAAAAAAGTAGTACCTTTTGGAACTATAAAAAGAAATGATGGTATAGTCAATAATGCTAATCAATGCATATTTGAAATAATATTTATAGAAGATAATATACGTACTGATAATTCTTTATTAGGAAGTATATCTAATATAATTGATAAAATACAAAATTGCGTTGATGTATATGCTCAATATGCTTCATTTAATTTTGTTAAAACTTTTGCAGTTACATCTGTTGGAGAACTTATAACAATCAGAGATATAGCAACACAGTCTTTTACAGATGTATTTAATCAAATATCTTATATAGCAGGCATAAATGATGATTATGACAGTATATTAAAACTTTTAAATGATTCATTTATAGATACAATAAATGAAATAGGAAATAAGCCAATTAATGCAATAAATATGCTTATGAGTGCTATGCTTATTCCTGCTCAAATACCTAATTATGATGTAAGCAGTAAACTTGATATATTTGAAAACTTAATTAATCCAAAATTAAAAACTAAATATAATAAATCTATATATGATGCCAATATAGAAAAGACAAATTTTGCTATAGATAAAGTTTTTATGTATACAGCTGCTGCTGGAATGTGTCAGTCTGTTATATATTCTGAAATAAAAACAAGGGATAAAGCATTAGAAATTAATGATAGAATAAATAATAATTATAATAATATTCAGAGATGGTTAGATGATAATATAAAATCTTTATCCTTCACAGATGATGAATCAGACTATAATAATATATTAAAGTTAATATCACAAACTAAAAATTACCTTGTTAATAATGCTTTCAATCTATCTTCTGCAAATAAAATAATATTAGATGAAGATAGAAATATATTTGAATTAGTAAGCGAGCTTTATGGAAGTTTAGAAAATATAGATGATTTTATATCATTGAATAAATTAAATATACAGGAAATAGAAATACTGCCAAAAGGAAAAGAAATAGTATATTATTTATAAATTGAAAAGGAGTAAAACTTTATATTTATGCCTTCCAAACATTTAGTAAAACAGAATGAAGATTTAAAACAAATAGCAATACAATATTATGGCACCACTCAAAAAATTAATTTAATTATTAAGTCAAATTCATTTTTAGCAGTTAGAGAGATAATTAACAGCTTACCTCAAATAATAGAAGGCGACATTTTATTTATTCCATAATATATAAAAAACTGTTCGCTTGTAGCCTGTGTATACTAAAAATTTTTAAGTTTATCAATTTTTAATTGTTCTTTT